TGTGGCAATTAAGATGGGCGGCAGGCTGCGGAAGATAAAAATGTCGGCTTCGTTGAAGGCCAAGCAGCGGCAGATCGTCAGAAACATGCTCACGACTGGCTATGACTACCCAATGACCTTTCAGGAGTTCATTCGCTACCCGGATTTAGCTGGGGCCTACGAGGAAATGCTACTGGAACTGGAAGACGGCAAGCATTCTGAGATTTCTGTGAGCGTGCCGAAGCCATTGGGAGAGTTTGAAGTACCTGCAAACTGCGACTTGAGTCAAATATTCGTTCCTAGTTGGAGTGTTTTGGGGCCAAACACGGTAGATTCCTGATGCTCATCCAGTCTGGGAACGTCAGAGCGCTGAATCAACTGCCTTGGGTCGGGATGGAACTGGCGAGCGATGCCCGTACCGATGAAATCGTGTTGCATTTGATTCGATGGGCGGTGAGAGAACTTCAAAATGAGCCGTTTCAGATACTTTTCCCGATCAAGGCAAGGGGCTTAGAGGGGCCAACGCTATTAAGTCCCTGCATTTGGATGAGAGTAAAGACAGTAAACAGGTTGAACCGGATCAAGCCGATTTTTGGGCTGAGTTTAGTTGTCGGGCCGAACGGGAAAGCGATCCAGGTGGAAGATGGCTTTGTGCAAGGATTGATTTTGCAGGCTAGGCAGTGCAGGCAGGCGTGGAGCCGGGGGATTTCAGAAGGTTCAAGGGTAAGAGTCTTGGTCGGGAGGCAAAGGATGCTGTGCGGAGAGGTTGTGAAGCTCAAAGGCGAGGTCGCCAACGTGCTGATTGCTCTCCGGTCGAGGAATGTAAGGCTGACAGTGCCTGTAGGGGCATTACAGAAGCTCGAAACTGACGCAAAAGAGTATTTCTACAAAGAAAGCTAGGAGTCTCGAAATGCCGATTGAGTGCAACTGCGAAAAGGGCGGTGTCTGCCAGATTCACCCCAAACAAGCTAAAACTGGTCACGTAGCCGACCCTAAAAACCCAGAACTTGTAGTGCCAGACGAAATCTCCCCGGAAGATAAGCTGCAACTTAAAATCCTCGAAGCCAAGAGCCTGAATGCCCAGATAAACGTGCAGCAGGCCGCGAATCTGGCTCGCCAAGAGGCTATTAATGCCTCCCAGCAGCTCGATATGTTCGCTTCGGCCATGTTCACGAAGTTCGGCCTGACGAAAGAGGACTGGATTCTGGATTTGATCACACTAAAGTTCACTCCCCGCCCTAAACCGTGAAATATGAAGCGCCTGTGCTCGGAATGTGGCAAACGACCTGCCCAAATCGCCACAGGCGCGAAGTGGCGCGGTCACATGACTGGCAAAGAAGCCCATCAACACGATCTTTGCAGGCAGTGTTGGTGCAGTAGTTTTGAGCAGAGGGAAGCGCGGCGCATTTTGACGCTAGAGGACCGCAAGTGCGAGTCGTTATCGCTGGGAATATCGGGAATCAGATAGGGCTTCAGCGGGATTACGAACTCCTGCGAGCCTACCTGGAATCATTGGGCCATGAAGTCTTTGGCCAGCAGGACAACCGCCCTGCGGATACAGAAATCCCGGTCTGCGACCTCGGAATATTCCTAGAGACCATTTCGCAGCATCTGGTCCCGATGGCAAAGCGATTTTATTACATCGCAAATTGTGAGTGGCTAAAACCTGAGTTCATCCGGCCTATCCAAAGGCACTGTGAGAAGGTGTTTGCCAAGACACGAGAAGCAGAGCGCATCCTGCGGGAGAAATTCTCCAGAGTCCATTACATTGGTTTCCTGACTGCCGACAAACGCGATACTTCTATCAAGCGCGAAGCTGAGTTCTTGCACGTAGGTGGGAACGGCGGTCACAGAGGAACCAATACTGTCATCGCTGCATGGCGAGAATATCGCTACTGGAACGGCCTAGACTTCATCAACGACTCCCATCTGACAGTAATCTCCAATTCCAAAACTGTGGAGGCCATCGACAATGTTCCGGGCATCACGTTCATTAAACGAGCTTCTGAGGAAGAGCTTAGAACGCTCCAGAACCGCTGTCTCTTCCACATACAGCCCAGTGGTACGGAAGGTTTCGGTCACGCCCTCCATGAGTCCCAGTCGGTCGGTGCGATCCTCCTCACTACCCAAGCCCCGCCCATGACAGAGTTGCACGCCCCGTTCGAGATTCCATCTATCCGGACGAAGAAGGCCAACTTGGGCACGGTACATGAGGTCTCGCCTTCCGCAATACGTGAGATGGTGCCGAAGATGCTCGCCTTGCCTAATTACGAAGTGGCAAAGATGAAGATCGCAGCAAGAGCGCGATTTGAGAAAGGCAATCGAGAATTTGCAGAACTATTCGGCCCGCATCTGGATCTGACGTGCGAAGTCAGGACTGTACACAATCCGCCTACTCGCGGAACTAGGAGTCCCCTCAGAATATCAATGCTCGGCAACTTTGGACCGCCACACTCCACCGAGAATGATCTTTTGTGGACGCTGCGGGACATGGGGCACACGGTAATACCGTTTCAGGAGAATCAGGACACTGCGGAAGAGATTGTCAGCGGAAGTTCAGGCGCGAACCTTTTCCTGTGGATTCATACACATGGCTGGGACGGCATTAACTTCGAGAAGATGCTATACGGCCTGCGGACAAGGGGCACCCTAACGGCATCCTTTCATCTGGATCGCTATTGGGGACTAAATAAACTGGACCAGCGCGAGGACAAGATAGGCTTCCATTGGTTTTGGCGGACTGACCATGTTTTTACGGCTGACGGTGGCAATCAGGGATTGTTTGAAGCGAGAGGCGTCCGGCATCATTGGCTTCCTCCTGCTGTTGTGAAACGGGATTGCGTTCCCGGAGGGCTGCGCGAGGAACTCGCGGTTGATATCGGATTTGTGGGTGCGGAAGGTTATCATCCGGAATATCCCTTTCGCGGTCAACTGATTGAGTTCTTGAGAAACGTATACAAAGACCGCTTTCGCGTGTTTAACGGCTACCGAGGGAGAATTTTGAATGATCTGTACCGTTCTATTCGCGTCGTTGTGGGTGATAGTTGTTTTGGCGGATGTGATTCATACTGGAGTGATCGCGTCCCTGAAACTTTGGGGCGGGGTGGTTTTCTCATCCATCCTGCTACTCGTGGTCTTACGATACCTGGGTTGGTGACATTTGAGCCGGGGAATCTCGCAGAATTACGGGACCGTATTGATTACTTCTTTGAGCGCCCAGCCCATGAGGGTGACCGAGATAATTTGCAGGAATCCGCGATGAGTTGGGTTATTTCACATGATACCTACCACAATCGCATGGAAACCTTGCTAGGAGTGTGCGGCCTATGACCCCTCTCGTACATTGGGTCAACAAAGAGCGCATGTCCTACGCTTGCTGCCATTTTTTGAACACGATGTTCGATCTCTACGGCTGCGAGCACCAATGTTCTCTGGATGGCTGGCCCAAGGTCGGCTGCATCATGGTTCTGCACGGCGGAAATGAAACTAGGTGGGCAGGACGCGGTGAAACCATCGCGCAGAAAATCAACGAAGTTACGGCTCATCTCCCTTGGATGATTTTCGTGAGCATAGGCGATGAGTCGAGCGAGTTTCCCTTGCACCTACTCAATCATCCCAACAAAAAGATTTGGTGCCAGACGCCTCTACCGAGCACCAAGGCGGACCGCTACCTGATTGAAGGCTATCCAGCAGGAACCAAGAAAACCAGATGTGAGCGGTCTGAAACTTTCGCTTTTCTTGGGCAAGTCACCCATCACCGCAGATACGATTGCGTCAAGCATTTACAGCGGTACTGGTTTATGCACGGCAATGGGACCATCATCCAGACAGATGGATTCGGCAAGGGAATACCGCATAAGGAATATCTAGAGGCGCTGTCGCAAGCCAAGATCGTGCCATGTCCCTCTGGTCCTGCCTCGCCTGACACCTTCCGTATCTGGGAGGCTCTTGAGTGTGGCGCAGTGCCTATCGTAGATTCCCGCTCGCTCCGGGATGAGACAGTGGGATTCTGGCCCGTTGTTTTAGGCGATCACCCGCTTCCCGTGATTGACGACTGGTCGATGCTGCCCGAAGTCATGGACGCAGTGCTGGCGGACTACGACCGCATCCAGCACTTCTGCCAGTATTGGTGGAAATCGTACCGCCTTTCCTTTAAGGATTGGCTGGCGAAGGATTTGATGGCTCTCGGTGCGAAATGAACGAGAAGAAGAAAAATCGGCGCGATCTGCGAAACCGTTTGCAACATGCCCAGCAAGTCATCCTGAAAAGACGAGGTTGGCCTGCGGGATCGGCTCGTAAGATGGCGCGAGAACTGGCGGACAAACTATGCAAGACGACAAAGACGTAGCTTGGGATTATCGCCACTCAAAGGTGCAGAGTCTCTGGATTGGGCCTATCGGCACAATGGAGCGAATGTGCATTCGTTCCTACACGGGACGAGGCGTGGAGTTCCATCTGTATTCCTACAACCCACTCCTTGAGCGCGAACGAGCGTCATTGCTGTATATCCACGACGCCAACGAAATCTTGCCAGCAAACAAGATTCCATTATTTCCATCGCCGTCGATCTTCTCTGATTTCTTTCGGTATGCCCTGCTGATGAAAAAGGGCGGCTACTACGTCGATATGGATACGATCTGCCTGCAACGTGAGTTCTGGAGCGGCCTAGATTATGGATTTGCCCGAGATAACATCGACCAGTATTACATTTCTGGATTCGCAATGAAGGCTCCGAAGAAATCAGAAATTATGACGCACTGCCACGACTGGATCAACGGCCTGACGGCAGAAGAGAGGGGCAAACTGGGGCACATGGACATCGGGCCTTACTTGGTGCAGAAAATGGTGCCGCAGTTCAAGTTGGAGACTTACGTTGCCCCAAAAGATCAAATGGACCCAATTCCGTGGGACAAGATCACAGACATCGTGAATCCAGAGAAGGCAGAGGATTTAATGAAGGCGTGCCGAAAAGCGTGCATGATCCACCTTCGCCAGTCGATATGGAATGAAGGCGTGAATTCTTCCGCAGGCATACTTCCTGACGGCACTAAGATTTCTACTGAAGCGAAGTATCCTTACGATTCCCTGTGGGAAGTTCTGAAGAGGAAGTACGCATGAACATCGAGTGCGCTAAGGCTATTTCAACGGGATTTATGAGCGACCCAGAGTTAATCTGGCTGGCAGAACAGGCAGCTGCCCACCAGTGTATCGCCGAAGTGGGATCGTGGACGGGCCGCAGCACGAGAGCAATGGCTGACAACACGAAAGGCGTCATCTGGGCAATAGATACCTGGGAAGGCAGCACGAATGGCGACCTTCAGGACATCATCGCCGCAAAAGGGGCCGCGTGGCCGTTTGAAGAGTTCCGACGCAACATGGAAGATTGCCCCAACGTCTATGTTCAGAGGGCGCGATCCCTGGTTGCTGCGAAGAGTTTCAAGCCGGGAACGTTCGACCTGGTGTTCATAGATGCGAGCCACGACTACAACTCCGTGGCCAATGACATTCGTGCATGGCAGGGGCTGCTACGTTCGGGAGGAATGCTAGCGGGGCACGATTATTGCCCTGAGCGCTGGCCGGGAGTTAAAAGGGCGGTTGATGAACTCTGCCCTGATCGAAGAACGATGGAGCCGAACAACGGCGATAGGAGCATCTGGTGGACCCTAAGATAGTGCCGGAGATGTCGCACCCAACAAGTGTGTGCCCATATCCCGAGCAGTGGCACGCTATAGACGACATGGCGAGCGAGCTTGAAGTTCTCGATATGCTCTATGCGCTCGTCGTTCTCCTAAAACCCAAAGTCGTGGTCGAAACAGGGTGCTATCACGGCCATGCCACGTATGCGCTCGCAACAGGAATCAATCACAACGGGTTTGGAGTGTTATCCTCCTGCGACGTAAGCCATGAGCAAGTAGCGGCTACCCGGCAACGATTAGAAGACGCGAACCTCGGCGCTCGCGTGAGCCAAGAAAGTGGCGTCGATCTCATTAACTCGCTAGAATCGGTGGACTTTGCCTTTCTCGATTCCGGCATGGACACTCCACGAATTTATGAACTCAGAGCGCTCTACCCGAAACTCTCACCGGGCGGAGTGGTTGCAATCCATGACAGCGGCATACAGTTCGGCCTCAGGGAGTTTCATCTTGGGAAAACGCTGCGGGAACTAAATATGCAGCACATATTTTTCGATACCCCGAGGGGCTTATGCCTATGCCGTAAGATGCCGGGGATTTACCCGTGAACGAGATCACAATTCTAGTGAGCACTTCCAGCATCGTAAGCCACCCCGATACGGCGATCATTGATCAGACCATTGCCAGTGTGCGTGCCACATTGCCCGATAGCCCTCTGATTATCATGGCAGATGGCCTAAAACCAGAGCATCGCACGCATGAAAGGTTGGCTGCCTATGCCGAGTACAAGGAAAGACTGCGAGGACGCTACGAGAACAGCGTGCTACTGGAGTACGAAGAGAACGTGAATCAGGCAGGAATGCTTGGCAGGGCACTGGAGTTGGTAAAGACGCCTCTCCTGACGTATTGGGAGCACGATTGGGCAGCATCGCCCAACATTCAATGGGCGCAACTCGGAGACATCATCCTCTCTGGGCGCTATAATCTGATTCGCTTTTATGCCTATTGCAGGATTATTCCGCTCCACGAAGGGATGATGCTGGAAAGGGAAATTGTTGATGGCATTCCATTCGTCAGGACCATGCAGTATTCGCAAAATCCTCACCTGACTTCGGCTGATTTCTACCGAGCAATTTACGCTTCACACTTGCACGATCAACGGATGGCAATCGAAGAAGTGATGCACTCTCCGGTTGCTTGTGGGCCGTGGGAGAGATGGAAATTGGCGATATATAACCCCGCTGATGAGGGCAGTATGGCCATCGTGCGCCACCTTGATGGACGAGAGGGTGAACGGTGAACCAAGCCGCTATCCTCGTACTCTCTAGGTATGCAGACATTTTTGATGCGTTCCACACGATGGTGGATATCCTGGTGCCCACCACGCCCAAAATTCTAATCCGATCAGGCAATGAAATCGCCGCCCCCAGAGGGGTGATGTGGATAACGCAACAAGGAACAGAACCTTTCAATTTTAGCCACAGCGCCAATGATGGATTCGCAATGGCCTCTCCTAACGATGTGGTGCTTTGTGGCGATGATTTGCGAGTGCAGACCGAGGACTTCGTTAACATTCTTCAGCGAGTTGCCTATTCTGATCCCAAGATAGCTGTGGCCGTCCCGGAACTCGGAGGGCAGTCCATTTTTGTTTGTGCCTACATTAAGCGCGAAATTCTTCAAGGATTGGGCGGTCTAGACGAAGAACTATCTGGATATGGCTGGCAGGACAACGACATCTACCGCCGTTACGAGGCCGCAGGATACAAAACTCAGCCGACGACCGAGGTAGTTGCTGAACACTGCGGAGGAACTTCATTCTGGCGACGTGAGCGGGAGACTGGCAAGCGAGTGCAGGATTCGGCAGATGCGATGCAGGCAATCTATGAGAGAAAGTGGGGGCCATGCGCGAAATAGTAATCGTGCCCACGTGGAAAAGAAGCGACATGCTTTTCTGCGCTTTGGAGGCGATCCGTGCTGCTGAGCCGACTATTGCCCTCCATGTTTGGCCTGACCGAGCGTCTGACGAAGCTGAAATCTGCGAGCGATTCAACGCAGTCCAACATAAAACGATAGCTCACTCGATACACGGTAACAGTTTCAACATGTTGGAAGCGCTGAAGTGGGCTTATAAGCATCAGTACGAAACCGTGTTCGTTGTGGAGGATGACGCCATTGTCGAACCCTCGTTCTTTGAATGGTGTCGTCAGGCTTTAACTGATCCAACCATCTTTGCTGCCTGCGGTTGGCAGTTCTCTCCCGACGCCCCGCCTCCATCCGATGGGCCTAACATAAAAATGCCTTGGTATCTTTCCGTGGCTGCTGCGATCCCCCGACGCTCTCTCTATGGAATCGTGCAGCACGCGAAACCAGAATATTACACAGATATGCAAGGCTATCTCGACATGGCCTATCCGCAATCCCATCGTAAAAACTCGCTCCACTACGAGCAGGATGGGTTAGTCCTTAGGGTCTGCGAATCCGAAGGCAAGCGCTGCGCGTGGCCACGGAGACCTCGCGCTACGCACGTTGGATGGCGCGGTTACCACATGCCTGACGGCTCAGAACTAAACGGCACACTGGAAGATCGAGTAAAAATCATCAAACTCTTGCTGAAGAATCCCGCCATGCTGCGAAGCATGTTGAACGGCGGAATCTCGCCTGACGTGGCCTACTGCGATACCTGCCGAACGCCGCTACTTTCCTCTGACAAGAGTGCCAAGGTGGTCTGCATTTCCTGTTTTCACTTGGCCCATCCGCACCTTGTCTGCACTGCATCTTCGCACTACTACTTACCTGCCTAGATTTTTCATAGGTATACAGGAGTCTCCAGTGCCCGAAGAACAAATCAATCCGCCTACAGAAGTTCCGCCATCACCGCCCGCTGAAGAAAAACCCAAGGAACGCCGCAATTACGGGCCACTGTACGACAAAGCCGTCGAAGGCACGCTGCCAAAAAGAGGGCCGGGCAATCCCCTTCTTCGCAAAGGCGAAGCGCCCTATAACCATCCTCGCCTGAGTCCGGCAAAGCGACTAGGGCTGATGGAGCGCTGGATCGAGGATCATCCAGAATACAAGCCTAAAAACCCCGGCATTTCCTACATCGTGCGGAAGTTCCTGAAAGAGTTTCCCAAGACCAGCGCCAAAAGCCAGCGACTGATCTACATCATGGAGGCACTTTATAGAACGGCCTGCAACCCGCGTTCTAAGCTCCAGGTTGCCGCAGCGGAAGCATTGCTGAAGCGAGCCTATGGAAACACGTCGGCCTCACCAGAAGATCGGGATGCAATCAAGCGGGGCGGCCTCACGGTGGTCTATGTGGATCGCAAAGCCATCGACCCAGAGATTCCATTAGCGCTGCCGGAAGGCCCAGACCAAGAGCCTGAGTTTATCGAAGGGCAATTCGAGGAAGATGATGAATAACGATTTCACTGATGGAGCGCCCGTCACGCGGGATGAGTACCTGCAAGGAATGCAGGAACAGGTCGATAACATCGTAGACGTGATGCGAGTCGTTAACGAACTACGAAAGGCTCTCAATGTTCAGGCGGAAGTCCTTGGCTGCCACAGATTTATCCTAGAGCGTTTCGTTCCCAAGCCACTCTTAGAGCAAGCGGCCACAGAATATTCCGAACAGCGTGCAGCAGTCATCAGGTCGGAGGCCGGAGTTGGAAGCCAGCCAAACTGAGCAACCTAAAGAATTCAAGCTGAGTTTCCAGTATCAGCCCAAGCAAAAAGCCCTGTTCCAATATGTCTCTCGAAATGGGGGGATGTACCTGCAATTGAAGGCTCCGCAGTGTCTAGAGGTGGGTGGGATTCGATCTGGGAAGACCAATGGCAAGTTAGTATACGGCATTGAAAACTATTGCCTCAAATATAAGCACTGCGACATGCTGGTTCTTCGTCGCACAATTTCGGAATTGAAATCTGGCGCTATCGAAGACTTCTTCAAGTTCTTCCCCAAAGATTCCGGCTGGTACACCTACAACCACACAGAGAGAGTCGCTACGTTTGCCAATGGTTCTAGGTTGGTGTTCGGGGGTTGTGTTCGAGCCGGAACGCTGATTGATACTCGGCGCGGCCTCGTTCGGATTGAGCACGTAACGACAGATGATTTTGTCCTCACACGGAAGGGCTACAGGCGTGTTCTGTGGTCTGGGAAAACAGGAACCAAGTCAGTTGTTTCGGTGGGAAGTCTTTACTTAACAGCGGAACATCCGATATACTGCAATGGAGAATTTATTCCAGCGCGGGAGATCGTATGCCGAAGGGATTCAGAAAAGACCGCCCAGCTCTTAATTCAGAAGTCATCATTTTTGATGGCCGCACATATCGCCGCTACCCAGAATCAACAAACCATTATAGGCGGAATTACTTCGCCGGGAAGAAGAGAGGCGGAGCATTTATATCCCTTCACGCCGCTATCTGGGAAAGTATTCACGGGCCAGTCCCGGCAGGATTTGAAGTCCATCACGACGACCGCAATAGCCTCAACAATGAACCGGACAACCTCGTCCTTATGGAGCGAAGTGAACACAGAAAACTCCATGCTTTCGAGGGCTGCCATTTCATCAAACAATGTGAGATATGCGGAAAGGAATTCAAGTACAGCGGTCGTAAGCGAGTCCGATTTTGCGGGCAGAGATGTCGCGCCAAGAGCATTCTTGCCATCAAACGAGATTCCATCATCGGAAAATGCAAATTTTGCGGAGCAGCAATTTTTGGAAATAGACGCAAGGATGCTGCCTACTGCAACTATTTATGCCGCCAGCGATGGAATGCCAGTTCCCGTCTACGATCTGACGGTTGAGGATGCCCACGAGTATTTCGCAAATGGAATACTCGTGCACAACTGTGAGAATCTACTTGAGAAGGACATCGAGAAGTATCTAGGGCAATCGTACCCGTTCATCCTAGTCGATGAGTGCGGGCAATTCTCCGACTACGCATGGAATCTGCTCTACAGCCGCAACCTCGTCAACGTTCAATGCGAGCCTGATGATTATGGCAATTACCCCATCCCGGCCATTGTAGGCTGCACCAATCCCACGGGGGCATATTGGAACTACTACCACACCGTTTTCGTGAAGCAGGAACCGTGGGATCGCTCGGAAGGCATGAAGCGGGCGAAGGATGGAAGGTGGTTCGTAGAACGCTCCGGGGAGATGGTCTGCGTCTATGACCCAAAGAACTACGCTTTCAATCATTCCACTGTTCTAGATAATGCCGAATACATCAAGCGCCAGCCGAACATTGTAGCCAAACTGAGGGCCATGCCAGAGGCCCTAATGAAGAAATTCCTTCAGGGCTACATGGATACGGTCGAAGGGCCGTACTTCGATTGCTTCAATGAGGAATACCACGTCATTGACCTGAGAACCGACCCTGACGCCATTCAGTGGCAGGACTGGCAGCTTGTATGGGTAGGGCATGACTGGGGCGTGGGCCACTGGTCCGCAGCGTACTTCTTCACGAAGGCAATGTGCAAGGTTACCCTCCCCAACGGCGGAGAGGATTGGAAGTTAAAGACAGTCTGCTTTCAGGAAGTCGCGCCAGAGTCTACGGGCTATTCAAACGTCGAGTTCGCCGACATGCTCAATGCGAAAGCCCATTACCCTAGATTGCCAGAGAGTCACGGCCAGTTTGAGCGAATTTCTGGGAAGCGCTGCAAGGTTTCCACGATCTACTTCTCACACGAAAAATTCTCCCGTGTAATGGAGAAGCACTCGCCTTCGGATGAATACTCCCAGCTTATGAGGGCTAGGGGTCTGCCTTCGGTTTCACGGGCCACGATGGACCGCGTAGGCTCGGCTGGCTTTATGTACAACGAGTTGAAGTTAGGCCGTTTGGTGATCCTGAAAACCTGCCCCGGCATCATCATGGCGATTCCATCGCTTCAGCGGAACAAAGACAATCTTGATGATGTGCTAAAAGTGGATACCAAAGCTGACGACCGCTACGACGCTTTTCGCTATGGTTTGTATGGTGGACTGTCGGCTAAGGGGAAACCGCAGTCGGAAAAAGATAAAGAGTACGCTGACACTCTAGAGCCGATGCAGCGCCATTTCTATATGCGAAAGGCAGCATTCGCGAAACGCGATGAAGGCAAGCCCTTCAAGCAGGAAGAGCGACCCTATTGGGAATCGAAGGTGATCCAATGAACATGGAAACCGTTGGCCTGCAAATCCGCATTTGTCTCCGCAACCTGTTCGGCTCTCGCCTTAATGCTCACTTGGAAGAGGAGCTTATGCGGACCCGAAATGACTACGAAACCCGCCTGATGGAGCGGGAGCGGACAATTTCTGACCTGCGGGAGCAGTTAGGACAACTAAGCGCCAAAGTGGACCGCTACGAACTCGTTCTCCTGCCTCTAGCATCTCCGATTGGCAGCATGTTTGCGCCCAAGAAAGAACGGCCTCCGTTGATTCCAGTCGCGGACGGTGGTGGGATGACATGGGCAGAAATCCAAGCCGAACATGAACGCCAGCAGCAGATAGAGGCGGAAGCCGAGAAAGCCAAGCAGTAACAGATTTTTCGCCAATAATCAGAAGCTAGGAGTGTGGAATCATGGCTTTCCCGACAAAAGAGGGTGGGCGTAAGTCTAGTAAGTTCCGGGCCAATCGAGCCGACCGTGAGCACGCCAAGGACAAAGAATCTCCGAAGATGCGTGAACCGGGCGAACGTGCTCAGGCCGATGAACTGGAAGCCAAGACTGAAGGTCGCCCCGACGAGCACGAAGAAACTCCTACCGAAGAGGCCGGGGAGGAGATGATCCACCCTGACATCCATGAAGAAATCAAGCACATCGCCGCAGAGCATGGCCCAGCCCATACGGTAAACATGGTGCATGACCACGACGGCATGAAATCCCACGTTCATTCGGTCCACATGGACGGTCACGAGCACCACGCCCAGCACGATGGCGAAGAACATGTTCAGCACGCCCATGAGCACGGAATGCACGCTGCTGGCCTAGCGCCGAAAGAAGAACCGGGCGTTGAAGAAAATCCGGCATCAGAACATGCAGAGCCGGAGGGCGGCGAAGAGTCTTACGGAGAACCGCTGTAAATGCCAGCCGTTAGCCAACGCCAATTCCGTTGGTTGCATACGGATGACGCGAAAGAGAAACTTGGCAGTGAAGGCGTGAAGGAATGGGAATCTGCCACCGGGTCACCGAAGGATTTGCCAGAAACAAAGCGGCCTAGCAAGTTTGCACATGCTTCAGGAAAGCGATAATGGCTTTTAAGCACGCATCTAAGGTCCAACACGTTAGCCTAGGGGAAAAGGGCAGCTTCAACGTCCATAAGGGAAAACTTCATCGAGCATTGGGAATTCCTGAGTCTGAGCCGATTCCGGCATCTGATAAAGAACCGCATTCTAGCGATAGTCCAGCATTGAGGCGAATGCGGGCATCGGCCAAGGGATTCGCTTCGATGCACCACGGAGGCTAACCTGTGGCCTTCGCGCATCCTCGCTTCGCCTCTCAATCCGAAAAGCCTGATTCCGAGAAGAAATCACATCTATCTGTGGATTACCAAAATCCATCACGCAAGAATGGGCGGCATTGTGGTAACTGTCATCATTTCATCGCTTCCGATCCGCCTCGCTGCGTAGGAGTAAAATCGCCTATTTCTGCGGCTGCATGGTGTAGTCGATGGGAGGCCCGTGGCTGAAGGCTTGGATTTCCATTCTTCTGATGTTGCAGTCGGTTCCCAAGCGGAAACCCAAGCCAAAGGCACGCCTAAGTTCGATCCAAATGATATAGCCCAGCATTGCGCGTTTAATTGGTCACCGGAACCGATGTACCTGAACGACCCGGACACCCCGGTCATCACATGGGATGAATTTGAGGACGATCCGAATAATCCCCGCGACCTAAGCCCACTCTCAGAAGATGCTCGTAAAGCCTTAATGGACTTGGATTCCATCTTCTCAAAGACTGATGTTGCGCCTCGCAGGATTGAGATTGAGCAAGCCTGGAAAGCCTACCATTACGATAGGGGATATCAGTTCTTGCTCCATCATCGCAATGGCGGTTGGACATTCCCCGGAACGGGCACGGGATATGGCGCTGGACACCAAAAGATGATGGCTTCGCTCTATCACACAAATATCTATGGCGAGAAAAAGGAAATTATCGTAGCGGCCCTCGCCAGAGAAGTGCCGAAAGTCGAGTTCTTCCCTGCCAATCCAAAGCACCCGCCCGACCAAAATATGGCGGACGTTGCCGATGATCTGAAAGACATCTGGGCCAAGAATAATAACCTGCAAAAGTTGCTTCAGGATGCAGCAGGGGAATTTTGGAATGGCGACCGCGCACTCTTCCTGACAGATTTCGAGTTAAACGGGGAAGAATACGGCTTTGAGGACCCCGAGCCGCAGACCGTCCCGGAGGATGAGCAAAACCCTCCGGATAAGCCAATAGGCGATGAAGCCAACGCGGAGTATGAAGAGGCCAACGAATCTCCGGTAAACAAGGGAGCGAAACGCCGACCGCGAGGGAGGGCCGTGACTCGCTGCCTTGGAAAACTGGACGGGAAGGTCCCGATTTATGTTGATTGCCAAGGTCGCATGGGCATGGTCTCCCTATGTTTCGATGATGACGTTGCCCAAGCGAAGGCTAGATTCTGCTGGATGCGGGACAAGATTCAGGGCGGCGGAGATGGGACCGGAGAAACCGAGCTAGATCGGATCGCCCGAGAGAATGTTCGCCAAGCTGTGCCGGGGCAATATGTCACTGGTGACAGCCTGAATCGACATGCCGTAAGAAAGCACACTTATATCCGCCCGTCGATGTTCTATGACGAAATGGTCACGGATGAAGTTCGGGAAGAACTTCTAGATAAGTTCCCTGATGGGGCATTACTCGTTAAGTCTGCCACGGAATTCTGTTTTGCCCGTAACGAGGGGATGGATGACCACGTTACTATCGGACATCCGTTCCCCGGCCAAGGGCAGAATCGCAGGTCTTTAGGTGAATCCCTTCTCCCGATTCAGGACTACATCAACGAACTGATCATGCTGACGCTGGACTTCGCCAAGCGAACCATCGCCAAAAAGTGGATGGACAACGAGGCATTCAATGTCGAGGCAGTAAGAAGCCAAAAGAATATTCCCGGCGATATTGCGCCATTCCAGAGACAACCTGGCGTTGCGGTCGATCAGTTAATCTTCATCGAACCTACACCCACTCCCCAGCCTTACTTAGTGACCTTCGTCCAGTGGCTGATCACATCGCTTTCCGAGCAGATTTCAGGGGCATTGCCTTCCCTATTTGGAGCGCCGATTACTGGACAGGTTGGTTCTGAGGGCGTGGCCATTCAGAGGGATCAGGCACTGCAAAGAGTAGGTTGCCCGTGGAACTCCCTTCAGTCGATGTTCGCACAGGCCGCACGTCAGGCTGCAATGCTGACGGCAAAGTGCGCGAACAAGGATATTGACGATGTAATCCCCGGACGCGGGAATATTTCGATCAAACTCAATAACCTCAAGGGTGCCGTACTCTGCTATCCAGAGTCGAATCCGGAACTCCCTGAGAGTTGGGCGCAGAAGGAGAATAGGATCACTCAGCTTGTGGATATGGCCCTCAAGTCTCCGGACTCTCCCACTGGAGCGATGATCCTTGATCCGACCAATTTGAAGGAAATCCGCTCCGCCTTGAGACTGAAGGGACTAGTAATCAAGGGCGAATCCTCCGTCGAGAAGCAAGAGGCTGAACTGGAAGTGCTACTGCGTTCGGCCCCGATGCCCAACCCGAAGAAGTTGAAGATGACAAAACTTCTTCAGACAGCCCAGATGGGCATGATGCAGTTCGGGGCAAAAATGCAGGCTGGGACGTTGGCTCCTGATGAACAGCAGCAGATGCAGCAAGCCCCGGCCATGATCAAGCAGATGGAACAGATGGCTAACTCATTGCCGGATCAGATTTCCACGGTGATTGTCAGGGATGATGGCTCTCAAGACAACACCATCGAGGCCGATGTCTGCTGGAAGTGGATGAACAGTGCAGATGGGCGGAAGTTCGCCAACGGAACACCTGAACAGCAAGCAGCCTTCGCCAATGTGCATTTGCACTGGACGGAAGAGACTGCGGCTGCCAAGAAGATCGCCCAGCAGAATGCTCCACCTCCCGCGCCTCCAAAGGGCAGCTTCAATGTGCCCGTAGATAAACTCCCTGCCCCGGAAGCGGCTGCTGCTGTACAGGCTTTGGGAATCCCCGCCAGCACTGCGGACTTCCAGCAGCACGCCGAAACGCAGACCAATCGCGATATCCAGAAAAAGATCATACCGGACTCCGTGTGGGCCGCTGAAGCTCCCGGCAGCAAGCCTCAGTAGATTTTTCGCGGATAATCAGGAGTCTCACACATGTCTACCGCCGTAGCCGATGTTTCCGGCTTGCTTGAAGCAGCCGCCTCGCCAGAAGTCACCCCAACCCCCACTGAAACCACAGTCGAGGAAACCCCTGTTGAAACACCGGAAGGTGAAACTACAGAAACGCCCGAAGGCGGAGAAGGCACAGGTAAAGTTGCTGCCGAGGGTGAAAAGCCAGTCGATGCCCGTACTAATCCCGACGCCATTCGCAAAGCTCTGAAGGCAATGCGGGATTCCAGTCCAGAAAATGCCCCGATTGCTCGGAAGCTGAATGATATTGTTGGCCGAGAGGGAGCATATCGGGCGGTATTCCCCAAAGTCGCAGACGCTAAGCAGGCTAAGTTTCTCTTAGAGTCTATCGGCGGCGGAGAAGGGCTTACTAACCTCCAGAACACAATCAAATCAGTAAACGAGACTGACCAGCTTCTCTATACAGGCGACGGCAAGGTCGTAAAGAACCTCTACGAGGACATGAAGGCTGCTGGACACCCCGAAGCCCTAGGGAAACTTGCCTCACCCTTCCTCGATCACCTCAAAGAAGTAGACGAAAAGGCATATTTCTCTGCTTTGAGGCCGCACTTCTTCCAAGGGATCGTAGATTCGGGCCTTCCTGACGTTCTAGATGGCCTAGAAGCGGCATTAAGCAATCAGGTGGATGGTAAGCCCTCCCCAAATTTGGAGGCCGTAAAAGGGCTTGTAAGCGAAATGCGGAAGTGGTTCAGTGGATTGGACAAGTCCATCAAGACCACAAAGGACCCGGAACTGGATCAGCGCCGTCAAGCCTTCGAGAAAGAGCAATCAGAATTCCGCTCTCAGCAGACTAAGGCGTTTCAGGGAGATGTAAACGCCGAATGGAACCGGGTGAACAATCAGGTTCTTGGTGCGGCCTTGAAACCCTACCTGGCACTGCCGTTCGCCAAAAACTGGACGGATGCCACGAAGAAGAGCGTTGCCCGAGAAATTACCTCGACCTTGACGCAGGAACTGAGCGCCGATAAAGCCTACCAAGCCCAGATGGACGCCCTCTGGTCCGAGGCGAAGCCAGACAAGTCGAAAATCATCAATTTCCACAAGTCCAAACTGGACATCATTGGCAAGCGCATCGTAAAAGACGTTTTAGACGCCCGCTATCCGGGATTCTCGACCGTCAAGGGCGCTGCCCCAGCAAAACCCGCTGCGAAGCCTGCCGCGCAAACTCAGACCACTGGAAAACCCATTTATCAGACTTCCAAACCCAAGTGGGAGGATGTGGATTTTGAAAGAGACCCCAACAAACTCCTATATATCACCGGTCGTTTTTTCGATAAGCGCGGTGTTTTGCGGACCTGGAACCAGAAATATAAGTAGGTATATTATCTGCGATTAATGATAATATACTTTCATGCCAAGCAAAGACCCGGAAGTCCTCGCTCGCGCCCAGAAAAACTGGCGTAGAAAGAACCCTGACTATCTCCAAAAGTGGCGTGAGGCGAACCCTGACAAAACAGCAAAATACAACGAAGCGGCATACGAGCGCAGAAAGGAGCAGTTCCGTGCCTATTACCAACGCAACAAGGAAGCCTGCCGCGCCAAACAGAACGCATACCGCAAGGCACATCCAGAGAAGTCCTACGCCAGAAACCTGAAACGTAGCCTCGGGATCACATTAGACGAAAAGCAAGTCATCTGGGAGGCTCAGAACAAGTTATGCAAAATCTGCCATCGCCCAGTCACTCTGCTGGGTGCTCACGTAGACCACATTCACGACCACAAACCCATCATCATTCGAGGGCTTTTGTGTGGACCGTGCAACCGCGCCATAGGGCTATTTCAGGACAATCCGGAGGTGCTAGATCGTGCCGCTGCCTACCTGAGAGATTTTTCAATAATAATCTAGAACCATGTTTTGGCCCCCGTCGCAGGCGGACGAAAAACGCTGATGGCTCAAAACTGAGTTCCTTTGCGGAGTCTCCATTCCGGATTGTCGAATGTCTCGCGGCGATGCCGAGATCAAGAAATCAAAGGGATCAGTATGGCCATTGCTTCTCCAAATCCGTTGCTTGAGGCTTAATTCTGGGGCCTCATTAAATCTCCTCTGATTGACTCGAACCCTGAAATGGCAACGAGGCGGAAGGCGCAAGCCACCGTGAGAGACTGAGCGAGGAGACGCCGAAAGGCGATGCAACAGTCCGAGCACATGGGAAAGAAAACCATGTGAGGCGAGCAGAAATGACTTGCCCCGCCGCAAGGCGAGTAACAACACTGGCAGTTGAATCAATTGAAATCGAGGCTTAATAGCTAGGTCTCGTTAAATCTCTTCTGATTGACTTGGAAGCTGCGATGCTAACAAGGCGGAACCCCTCGGGGACCGTGAACGACTAAGCGAAGAGACGCCTTCGGGCGAAGCGATAGTCTGAGCTTGCAGGAAGATGAACTGCAAGAGTCCGGCAGAAATGACCGGACTCGCCGAAAGGCGATAACAAAACTGTTCGCCGAGAAAATTCCAGATTTGGTTTTTCACGGCACGACCACTTACGCTCTTTTTAAGAAGTCCGCTCACACCGTAAAAGTCTCAAACGAGACCTCTGCGGGCGGCACTGCGCGTCCGTCGTTCCGTGTTCCGTTCCGCGCGCAGGCTGGCTCTGCAATTTCGCAGGGCACTGGCAATGCGGATTCCCTCAATCGAGGCTCAGGTTCACAGTGGGCATCGTTCGCTGTGAGTCCGGTATTCATCTTTAACGTCTGCGAGATTAGCTGGTTGGCCCAGCAGTCCACGGATGGCAAAGAAAAGGGCTTGTTTGAAGTCAAAGCCCAAGAGATGAAGAACTCGCTCGATCAGGCCATGCAGGGGCTGGAATCCCTGATCAACGCAGACGGCTCAGGAATGCTCGATCAGATTCCGACGACCGCCACGGTAGGATCAGGAACCGGACCAGTAGGCCCCGGCTTCTCGTCCATTGTGGGCATGAACATCGCCGCCGCCTTCCAGGATCAGCAGAATGTGACCGTCTACCCCTCGGAAACGTCTTCGTCTCCGCGAGGCTCGTTCACAATCTCCTATGTTGATCCGGTTGCCCAGACCATTTACTCGGCAAGCGCTTTGCCCTCTGGCACAACCACTGGCGATTACCTGTTTATTTACAACGGTAATACCTCAACTGGGGCGGCTGCCGCAACGGTGCTTGGTATCCGCAACTGGCAGGTAAACTCCAACACTGGGACTGTTGGCGGATTGAATCGTGCATCTTTTCCCGGACGCTTGAGCACCCCGACCATCAACCTCGGGGCTTCATTGACTCCTGGACTGGCTCCTCGTGCACTCACCCTATTGGGACGCGCTCTTGGTCCTGACGCCGCTGCAATCAAGTCAATGGTTTGGCATACCGGCCCCGATCAGGGCTACGCTGCCGCCAACATCTACTACAACATCCAGATTCCCAACTCCCAGTCCTTCATGGGCGA